GCTCCAAGAAATAGAGTCACCACAGTACAATAATTTTTTCTTGGCATTGAAGTTAAAGTCTGCTGTAAACTCAATACCGTTTATGTGCATTCCAATATCTGGGTTTGTCTGACCAGACTGAGAGTAGGGCGTAAATGTCAATGAAACTCTTGAACCAGAGCCAAGCACCAATCCATCAAGATTCAGCGTAGATGTGCCACCCTCACCGACAGCCAATGAAAACTCATCTTGATTGGACAGTCCAATCCAATCACCAATAGCATTCTGAGCAATCACTCCCGTCACCCTTCCCTTGACATTAGATGTGATAGTAATGGAAGTGACTGCCACAGCCCGTCCCACATCTATGTCAATACTACTTGTACTAATACTGCTATATGTAGGACTTATATGGCTAAATTCCAATGTAGCTGAGTCAGCATCGTAAGCTCCAGAATATCCTGAGCTATTTACATTTATAGAAAACTTATTGTCAGATATTACAGAGACAATCTCCCTGCTACCATTCAGTCCTGTGTACCCTCCACCCGTAGCTCCTGATATAGTAATAGAGTCTCCAACCTGTAGATTTGAGTCAGGAATGCCAAGAGTAATTATTGCATTGGTATCTGACGATACCGCTGTTATGGTGTAGCTGAGACTTGCACTTGTAGTTCCTGTCGCCTGTAGAGAAGAACCATCCCCCTCCAAGCCAACGCTGAGGTTTACAGGTCTGCCCTCAAGAGCAATCAAAGAGCGTAGGTCGTCATTTTTAATGGGTACTATTCTTGCCATTATCTTATATTGTTACTGAAATTACTATCTGAATATCTGTTCCATCCCAAAAACCTATAGCCGCACCGTTGCCGTCATCGTCCGCAACGAAGAACAGAAACGGGTCGCCTGTCCTTGGAACGTCCTCAGTAGCATCATACTTCCTTATCCCAATGTCATTTGAAAGAACACCCCTCTTCCCATCCACCTCAAGGGCTATGGAACTGGTCTGTTCTACAGAAATAGATGACTCTGGGTTTGGTATTAAAAACGAAAGACCCTGAGTTACAGATGTTGTAAGCTCAAAGTCTTCCTTTGCAGATATTGTAATAGACTGAGTATCCGCAGAATCTACTGTAACTGGAACAGATTCTTCAGATACAGATACTTCTACGGGTGATACATTCTCTATTGATACCTGAACAGACAATTACGTTATTGTTACATCTTCATTCACCTTGAAAGTGCCGTACAACCAAGTGGTGACAACACCGCTTAGTGTAGCCTGTAAATCGTAGACATAAGTGCCAGCAGACACATTCATGTTTGTAGCTGTGATGGTGAGGTTTAGATTACCGCTAGCGTCCTTTGTGTCACTGATGTTTGAAGACGCAATTACAGGACTACCCTCGTCATCTGTAGATGTTCTCACCTCCATCTTAAATGTGTAAGATGTAAGGTCAAGAGCATTCCCACTCGCATCCTTGATGTCAAGGTCGAGGGAGAACGTATCGTTCTTACGACAGGTGATGTCCAGCCTTGAGGATATGTCCAGATTAACTGATGCCATTACACTGCGTAGTAAGCAATCACCTTTCCTGAAGCCAACGTGAACCCTGTGATTTTACCGAAGATGGTAGTGCCAGCAGCAAGTGTTACACCGTCAAGAGCGTCTGTGCTTGCAGTTCCGTTCAGGCGGACATTGTTGCCCGTAATGGAGCTGAATGCAGCCTCCTCAGCCACTGTGATGGCAGAGTAGTCTCCTGTCTGTGCATCCGTGCCTGTGACGACATTGAAGCCGTTCTGCCCGAAGCTCTGTAAATTTGCTTGTGATTGGTTTGCTAATGTTGCCATTTGCTTTTTTTATTCTTGAGTTAGTATATCGAGGATGTCCTCCTCACGTTCTGAAAGTTCTTCTCTTTTGCCTTGTCTTTGTGAAATCAGCTTGCTCTGCTCAACAGCCTGCTTCGCAACACGCTCGTCCTTCCTGTCGTCCTTTTTCATCTCAAGCCCCTCCCTGAATTGCTGATCTTGCTGCATCTTCATCTGAGCCATCTGAAGCTCCATAGCCTTCAGCTCCTTCTCCATCTCATGCCTCATCTGCATACGCTGTGCTTCCAACTGCGCCTTTAACTGCTCCAATTGAGCTTCGTTCTGAACCTTGAGCTGCTCCATTTGAACATCTGCTTGGGACTTGGCTTGTATACTCTGTACGTTTGCCTGTGCCTGTGCCTGCGAGTTTGCAGCCGCTTGCTCCTGTAATGCCTTAATACGCTTCTTTCGCCTTACAATCAAAAGTCTCTCGGCTTGATTGACATCCTTTAGGTTACGGATGTTAATGGCATCCTCAATGTCCAACTCCTTTTGAGACAAGCTCACCTGAATGTTCTGTTCCAAATACGCCTTATCCACATCGTCCATCTCCTTGCTAACCAGTACCCCGAAGTTGTACATAGGCAGTTCTCTGAAGCTACTCACCACCTTCATGTTCGTCTTACCGATAGCCTTCTCGTAGGCTTGGTAGACAACAGACTTTGGCGGGAGGATTTGCAAAGCTCTGACAATGTCCTGACACACCTTCTTGTACAATATCATTGAAGCATTCTCAATACCATAAATAGCATTGTTGCCAGCCTGCATAGCCTGCTGACGAACACCAACAAGCTGCTCTCCCTTTGGAGAAGTTCCATCCATCACCTCATTGATACCCGTACTGTCCCGTATCATCCTAAGATAATGGTTGTACAGCCCTATAAGCTCGTTGATATTCCTAATAGAATTTCCTATCTCACGAACAGGAGGGTTTTGGAATCCACCCTCTGGATTCTTACTACGATAGTAGAAGACACCCGTCTGCTCATATATATCCTGTATCTCAAGAGGTTGAAGCTCACCACCCTTTCCTAACTGTACGTTCTCTAGTCCCTCAACATCAATTATGAGTCCATCAGGCTTTGCTTTGGCAATGCTCTGCTGCAACTTCAAATGCGTAATCTGAAGCATATCAGCAAAACCAATCACCTGACCTGTCATAGACTTAGGAATCATCCTGCGTAAATTCACAGAAGAAAACGAAAAAGAGAAACGGCACTTGGAGATGTCGTGTACATTCCGTGGCACATTCATCTTCATACCGTAATCAAATAACTTATCTGTGCCGATGATGTACTTTCCACCCCACAAGGTTTCGATGTTCATCGCACTTGGCTTACGTTCATACACAGAGTTCTTAGGCTCTTTGTAGGAATACCCCTTATAGTAAAAACCACGATTTCCAAATCGTGTCTCCTTATCCTCAAAGAATACCTCGTCCGTACTCTTATATTCAAAGTCTAGCACCTCTATCGTGTACTCGTCATAGCCATACGAATACCTTTGGATGTTCTTGTCGTAGTAGCGTGAATCAAGCTTAGAGGAGCTGTTGCCATATCTGTTGCGGACAGTCATTGCAATCTTCTTGTACTCGTCCTCCGTGAACTGGTCACCAGCTATCCTCTTCAGCTCCTGTATTGTCATCTTCCTCACATACCCACAATAAACGATGTCGTTCATGTTAGGGTCTTCCGTAAAGCTATGTATGAAGCTGATGGGGTCTACATACTTCTCGGTGATGCCGTAATTAGGGTCGTTCTCACGCTTTGTGACAGCAAGCCCAACATTCACCAAATCTTCTACACATCTTCTATAAATAGAATCGTTGAAGTCATTCCACTCCAACGTCATTTCTGTCGCTAACTGTGCAGCAACTTCTGCATCAGTTTTAATAAAGCTGTCCATAAAGATTTCAACTTCCTCAGGAGTGTCTGGAAGCTGTTCTGGGTCAACCTCAACATCCAATCCAAGCTGTTTTGCTTCCTGAAGAAGAGGTTTCTGCTTAATAGAAGCTTTAATATAATTCTTTTTACCATCCTTCTGTGTTTGTGAAACGGGATCAATAGCCTCAAGATTAGGATAAGGTTTCCTTGATAGAATCTTGTTGACTACAATGTTTACAAATTTAGGAACAATAGGTACAGGTCTCCAATCAATATTAAGCAAACTGCCATCACCAGCGTTGGGATCAAGACTAGTAAGTATCTGCTTGTATACAGAGGTGTCCTGTGTTCCATTTGCATAGTCCCTGTTTCTTTCAAACTCTTTCAATCTCCTCCTGTAGAGAGAAGCCTCGTCATCTATACTCCCCCACTGACTTTCAATAGCCTTAGCATACGTCAGTCCATAAGGCTTACTACACTTTGTAGCATAGTCTGCCAAAGGGTCTGGAAACGATTTTAGTCCGAATTTATCTCCCTCTTGCTTACTGTACATTTAAGGAAAAATAATATTTTACAAAGATAGTGTTTTACGAGTTGAATTTGAATCGCCTAAAGAACTGCTTATTAGATGTATTAGCAGGTGGCTTGGGCTTCACATAATTCTGACTCGCAAGCAAAGCTAATCCTGAACTAATCGTGAGGTCATACTTCGTCCTTTTTGTTATACGATAGTTTATCCAATCATTCAATGTTCTATCAAAATACATCTTACCTGCGTTCCCTTCTTCATCATACCCTACATGGTGGTGAATAAAACTCTCAATAGCCTGTGCGTGACTCTGTATTATCTCCGCTGAGTTGGAAGGAATTCCCTTTGTCTTCACCTTAACATTACTATTACCTGTAGACAGACTCTTAGGTCTATCCATTAGATACCCCATATATCCCCTGCTTTCAAAGTACCTTGCTATCCCGTACTTGTTGTTTTCTATCAAAACCTTAGCTCCATAAAAGAAAGTAGCCATCAACACATCTTCATAGAATATTCTTGCAAGAGGAGGTCTGGTTGCATACTCTAAAACAAACTGATTTGAGGGAATATCCCCACTCATTGTGAATCCCGTATATATATGGAAAGCACCGTTAGATCCTCTGTTGTCAACAGTCTCATCGATGTCATAGGAGTCCACTCCACCGAACACGAAGTCATGCGGACTTACAAGCTGATTCCTTTCGCTTTTTTTCTTATTCCTCATATCAGCTTTTGGCATCCAGCTCACATTGAACTTCCCATTAGGGTCATCCATAAAAACTACTTCTGTATCTTTCTCCCCATTCTTCCAAACAAAATTTCCAGTTCTAACAGGTAATGGATACAGAGTGCTGTTGTAGTCCAATTGGTCATATATCTTCGCTACATTAAACGTAGATGTATCAAGCGAATCTCTGAAAGCTTCGTCCATTGTAAATGGAAACTGCCTAATAAATTCATTCAGCTCCTTCGCATCTCCCTTCAACGCTTCCCTCTCATTCTTTAGGAATGTCTTTGCTCCTATGCTTACATAGTCTCCATCAATAGTTTGTACGGGTTCTTTGGGATCATCTATAATAGGGTTGCCGTGTTTATCAAAAAATCCTTCCAACGCCTCGTATGCTGGAATGAATATGCTATACAAACCACTCTTCGTTCTGCCATTCTCGTTACGCTCGTTAGGATTAGAATACTCAACGAGTTTCTTAAACTCACTTCCTCCCATGCTCATAGGGTTGACGGTGCTGCCCACCAATGCCTTGCCCACAATCCTACGCCCTACAATAAGGCAAGTTCTATTTATCCTCCAGAAGTCTTGTAAATCGCACGTTTCCCACTTACCCGCCTCGTCCATCAGCAGTCTATACAACTTACTTCCGTCATAAGCGTTAGTCGTAGTGTTCTTGTGGTCGATTATGGTGTTGAGAGCTTCGTCTCTTTGTATCGTCCTAGACTTCTTGGTGACACGCTTAGAGGGTGTTCTGAATGCCAGCTCTGCCCTCGGATTGGTAGTGCCATCGAATATAGGTCTTGACCACCAAGGCATATTCCTAAAGCCATTAACCACCTTGGAAATAAAAACTACGTTCTTGGCATCGTCTCCCGTCTTGCTCACAATACCCAGATGCTTGTCCTTCACCTGAGAGCCGTCATTGAGTAGTATGGAGGCAGACATATTCGAGTATCCCGAACGCCTACACTTAGTAAACACCTGCCCTATGCTCCTGCCGTCCACCTCACAAGCCTGCCAATGCAAAAACAGCTTCCTCTGAAACTGCAAAAAATTTCCATACCCTACATCCAGCTTGTAGTGGGTGAGCATAAAATAGTGATTTCCAGTGATATATGTGGGGTGTCCATTATTCATGAACCATACCCCCTCCCTTCTCCTACGGAAGTCCTCCCTTATTATTTTGGAGTACGTCTCCCTGAGCTTGGCAGGCAACTCGTTGAACTCGTCCTGACCACTTATCCGTGTAAGCTCTTTTGGAAATATAGGGGTGCGCCAGTGCTGCTCTGCCTTGGGCTTGTCCGAGAACCAGATGTCCTTCTTTAAGGGCTTTTGGGGAAGCTGTACTTTTAGCCCCTCTATCTCCACTACTTCACCCTCTGTTCCGTTTGGGCATATTTTGATGGGCATATCCATCATTAGAGGCTGTTTATGGGGGTAATGGTGGGATTAGCCATCACTAAATTCTTCTGCAAATCCACCACTCCAGTCTATCTCGCTACCAGAATTGCTGGACTCCTTCAACTCCTCAAGCATCGTTGTGAGCTTCTGGTGTTCTA